GATCAATCAAAGCAATATTGGAACCACGATGCACAAAAAGTAGGCGTCGGTGGACAGATAGAGTTTCCACTTACTGACACACCAAACTTAAATGGCAGAAGACAAGGCTTCAATGAAGGTGAAGAAAGAAGTGATATCGAAACTGCCGCTTATGAATGGTTGCTAGATTATAAAAGTAAAAATCCTGAAGCAGACTATGAAAAACTGTATTCAGTATTAAAAAATGTTAGCCACGATGATCTTGGTACACAAGAATTAGATTATTTTATAGGAGAACCATTAGGCTTGAACATGGACAACAAGAATTTAATTGTTGATGCTGTTCTTGCTCAAATGACAGAAGGCGTGCGTAGATACAGATACGAAGAAAGCATAGAAAAGATTCGTAACATGATTAAAGAGTCAAGTGACGAACAGAAATCTAAGTCCGCAGATTTACATCGTAAACTGTTTGAACTTATGGAAGAAGAAAAGAACAACGTAGTTAAATTGCGTGGTTTTGGTAAAGAAAGTGATAAAAAAGTTGTTGATATTCAAAAAGTCAGACAAGAAAAAGAACGTGAGCAAGAAAAACGCAACGATGCATACGATAAGAAAAGAAAAAACCAAGAACACATGATGCACGTTATTCAGCAAATATTATTTGGTTTACACGAAGAACTTGGTGACATGATTCAATTGGGAATAGCACCAATTGAGTTCATAGATTTTCAAAAAGAAGTAGAAGACATGATAGATCAAACAGAAAAGTTTGATGCTAACGATTTTCCCTTCTATGATGATGACGGGAACTTACTTGAATCATTGCATGTGAAGACTCTGCAACTTAAAGAATATTTTGGTGGTTGGAGAGACAGACAAGCACCTAGAACGTTAAGAAAACAATCTCCCAAACTTGATATCAACTCATTTTGGAACAAAACTGATTTGACCGAAACCGCTGATTATATCGAAGAAAAATAATTCGACCAGGCATTCCTACAGTAAATAATAGTAGTTATATACAAGCAACTACATTTATTATTAGGAGTTATTAACAATGGCAAGTCGCAAAAAACCCGCCCCTAAGAAGGCAACAAAAGCAACAACAAAGAAAAAAGAAGAGGCTAATATTCCATTAGAAAAACTGGAAGAAGCCGTTGAAGAAATTAATGATAGTCCGCCTCCGGCGCCACAAGACGGACAAGTTCAAGTAAACGTAGACTTTTTGCGTACAACAAAAGTTCATATTGCAATGCCATGTTATGGTGGTATGTTGACTGAATCTACATTTATGTCATTTATCAAGTGGGCAAATACTGCTCGTCAATTAAACATTGATTGGACACTTGAAACAATGGTTAATGAATCATTGATCAGTAGAGCAAGAAATACATTGACTGCAAAATTCTTGCATATGCCCGATGCTACTCACTTAATGTTTATTGACGCAGATATTGGTTGGGAACCGTGGCACTTGTTAGTATTACTCAATAGAGACGTGGACGTTATTGGTGGATTGTACCCAATGAAGACTATGCCGATCAAGTGGGTAGTGAATGGATTTGAAGGTGCTGAAGAAGGACCAGACGGATTCCAAGAAGTATCTAAAGCAGGTACAGGTTTCTTATTGATTAAGAAAGGTGTGTTTGAACAAATGAACAATCATCCTGCTGTGAAACAATACAAAAATGATATTGGCTTAGACCCTGTTTATGATCAATATCTTAAAACTTATTTTGACACTGCGGTCAGACAAAATCGTTACTATTCAGAAGATTGGACTTTCTGTGAAAACTGGCGTGATATCGGTGGAAAAATTTATGTCGATAAAAGAGTCTTGTTGAGACATTCAGGATCATATGTATTCTGCATGGAAAATCAACAATTCTTGCTCGACAATATCGGACCTATGTATGTTCAACAAGAAGAACAAAAGAAAGCCGCAGGTCTGAATTCAGATTTAACTCCTAATGAAGACGGTAACGTCACATTAGATGTTAATGCTCCGTAAATATAGATCCTAACTATATAACTAAGTAAATGCCCCTCTCCCAAGGGGCATTTTTCCTTGTGTATTCCTCTTTATTGATAAATACTTATATTAACAAAGGATTGATATCAATGAAGTTTAACGAAATAACCGAAAATGCATCCGCAGGCGCAACAGGCGCTGGATCAGTTTCATCTGTATCATCGCCGATGGGTACACAATCACGCAATCCTAGCATTTATGGCGATAAAAAAGCAGGAAACTTATTGACAGGTAAACGTTCAAAGGGCAAGTATGCTAATTCTGTCGATGCACGTAAGCAAACAAGCAAGATTAATGAAACTAAAGTTGACGAAGCAGAAGTTTCAGAAGCAGAAGTTCTTGTAGTTAAAGGTGCAAAGCCACGTGATCGCAAATCAGGATTCGTTAAGCATGGTGAAAGCAGAGTAGACCATGAAGTTAAAATGGCAAAGGCTGATTTATTTGCAACTGCTAAAAATGCACAAGAAATTATGATGTATCTTAAGGACAGAAGTGAAGAAGAAGGTATCAAAGGTTGGATGCAGTCTTATATCACATTAGCAAATGACTATCTAAACTCAGTTAAAGAATCAATTCAATACGAAATGCAAATGCATGAAGATCAAGTTGCCGCATATGGTAACGGTGAAGATAATCGCATCAATACAAGAAATAAATTAGACAAAGAGCCGTATGGCGGACCTAGTTCAAGTTATCCAGGTGGAACACTAACGGGTACGAACTTGGCAGAAGATGGGGACAAATAATGAGTTCGATATTACGTGGACTAAATGAAAATTACGACCTATTAAGTGAAGATAAAGTAGCACTAGCCGAATTAGACAAAGCGGCATTTGAAGCAGAACAAGCACTTAAGAGTGTAGATCAGATAACTAAAAACATAAAGTATAGCACTGACACTACAGAAATTCTTGTAGGTGTACAAAGCATTGCCGATACTTTAAAAGGATTTGATCATAAAGAACTTAACTATTACGAAGATAAAGTTAGAGAAGCAAACAACAATTTAGAATCTGCTGTATACGGTTTAAGAGAACCTTTCAACGACCTTGCACGTGATCTACGTTTAAAACATGATGAACTCGAAATGGATTTAGAAGACATAGATGAAGGACAACGTTGCTGGAAAGGTTATAAAAAGAAAGGCACAAAAATGATGTTCGGCAAACGTGTCAACAACTGTGTCAAAGCAGATGAGTCTACTACTAAACCAAAATACAAAGCGGCTCAAAATACATTTGACGATCTATTTAAAGATAAAAAAATAAATGAATTTCAAAGAGGTTCATTTGATGACGACAAACCTAAAAGACCTAGCAAAGGTAAACTTGTAACTAAAGATGGTATGCCAGTTACTTTGCCTTTAAGAACACAAGATTTTAGAGGTGATGAAATTGTTATAGTTGATTACATGCCACCTCATAAGCCAAGTTCAACAGGTAGAATTATTACTGATGATGGCATGACACATTTTCCCGGGGTCGCAGATTTAAAAATTATCGGACATCAATTTGATGTTGACGAAGGACTTGCAGGTGCAGCCTCTGGTGCATACTTGGGCAGTAAGATAGCCGGTCTTCCGGGAGCAGTAGCAGGTGGTGTCTTAGGACATCAAGCAACCAAAGAAGGCAAAAAGTCACGCATCGGTTCAGTAATGGAAATGTATGATGACTATCTATTTTTAATTTACATTAATGGTAAATTAGCGGCAGAAACGCCAATCCAAAAGAAACAAAAAAATCAATATGAAAGAATAATTAAATCTGCGTTACCAGATGCAGAAGTTACGTTTAAGGCAACACCGAGACATTATTATAGTGCAGAAGAACTTGCAGAAGGAACAGGAAGAATTCGTGCAGGCATAGCAGGCATATTATTATTAGCCGGTTTATTAGGTATAAACAATCATCAAGCACAAAAAGTATATGATCAAAGTCATCAACTACAACAGTTAACACAAGTATACTTGGTTGCAAAAGAAAGAGGTGACGTACAAAAAATGAAAGAGGTAGAAAGACGCATCGGCAATCACAAAATGAGACTTGACTTAGGTAAAGGCGATGTTGATTTTGATGGTCTTCCTGGTAAAGATGATATTAAAGATATCGATTACATTAGTAACCCCGGAGAAAAATAATGACAGAAAATACTACTGAATATGACCACGGTCTTTTAAAAAATGCAATTGAATCGAATGATGTAACCGAACATATAGTCCCTCTCAATGAAGATTGTGTGTTTTCTATTGGTGAATGGTATGAAGACTTTATTACACAAGCATCAGTTAATGTAACTGTATTAGAACATTATCCTTCAAGTGAAGAAGAAGCACCAATCGATAAATGGTTTATTGAATTACATTGTGATGATGCAGTATTTACTAAAGAAGTATCTACCGGAGAAGAAGCATCTTTAGTATATGACGCAACACTGCCTGAAGTTGACGAAGATGATGTTGCAAATGGACCTGCAGGCGCAGGCATGTTTAAACTTAACATCGTCGGTTACGGTGAACAACACAGTAATACTAATTTAAAAATTAGGCTATCATAACCCCGTTATCTTATGCGATTACGTGAATTGCAAGAAGGTATGGGAGCATCAGCAGGAGGAGGAACTCCCGGATCTGCTGGAGCAGGCGGTTCATCATTAGGTCTACCCTATCCATCAACATACGAAGAAGAAAACGATAAGTTCAAATATCGTGGTCCCCAAAAAACTGTGGCTATGACAACCGAAGAACAAGGGGAAATGTTTACGGATCATCAAAAGATGCAAGAAATGATGAACGATAAAGATTGGCCAGCAGACTTGCAAAAAGAAGTTTTAAAAAAATACGTTAATAATCCTGAAAAAGGAGAAAACTTTGTTGCAGATATGGAATATAAAGGCATAAGACGATTAAGTAATTATGGTCTTTTGCAAAATACAGAAAACTTAGAGTTATTAACAAGATTGCCACAAAACATAATTGATCAAATTAATGAAACATGGCAAATGTCTATTCCCAAAACAAAAGCAACTTCAGTATCTGATTTAGGATATGAAAAATATATTATGCAATATGGTTTTCTTACAAAACCAGCAGTAGCAATGGACGCAGATATAATAATGGGTTCAGAAAAATGGGTCGCCAGTGTAATTAATGGCGAAAAAGCAAAAGCCTGTCATATTATAACACCTATAGGACCAGGTGTCAAGTCTAATACGCCTGATAATAGTTTAGCACCCGCTAGACAAAAAGAACTAGCATTTGTAGAAGAAGATAAACATTGGGCTAGAGATGAACTTCCACAACTCAATATTGATGACCTTAAAGATGAAGACATCGAAGAAACATATATGACATTTTCTCAACTAAAACCTGTACAAACTGAACGTGTTAAGGGTCTCGTAAAGAAAACTCTTAAGATGTTAAAGCAAGGTAAACACAAACCTATAGTTGTTGATAAAAAGGGTTATATCGTTAATGGACATCATAGATATGATGCATACGAAAAACTGGGTGCAACATACGTTCCTGTGATTAAGGTAAATACAACCATAGAAGAACTAATCGATAAATACATGTAACAGGAACGATTATAATGCTCTCAGAGAACCTTAAAATATTATTAGCAACTTCTTATGCTTTTGTTATAAAAGCACAAAATTTTCATTGGAATATCGAAGGTTCTAATTTCCCACAATATCACAAATTTTTTGATGATTTAAACAACGAAGTCTATGAAAACGCAATCGATAGAACTGCGGAATACATTCGTACATTAGAGGCATATACTCCTGGTTCTATTGGACGTTATGCAGAACTGTCATTAATACCTGATCAAGTAAAAATACCTAGAGCAGAATTAATGTTTGCAGAACTGTATAGAGACAATGAAATCATCCTCGAACACTTAAACACTTGCTACGATTCAGCAGAAGCAGAAAAACAATACGGTATTTCTAATTTTGTTGCTGAACGTTTGGATGCTCACAACAAACATCAATGGATGATAAGAAGTACACTTAAGACTAACAGGGAGTAATCATGCTCTCTAGTCATTTTGAAAGCATACTACTAGAATACAAACAAAGCATCACTGCTAAAAAGATGGGCAAAGCCCTTGTCGGTCGTCTTAACGTAGACGTATTAAGATTCCCTAATTTGATGACTCCTAAACTTGAAAAAGCATTTCAAACAATGGAGAAAATTGATGTTGAAGTAAATGATTTTAATAATAAAAAAGAAAAGAATGAAATCAAACCCGAAGAACTAACTAAATTAGAACCTAAAATACAAAAAGCACAAGAACAATATAAAATTTTAGAAAATCAAATAGCCGTTCATATCTTAGAAAAATTAGAAGCCGCTGATCCTACAAATAACAAAGGTTATGTACAGTGGTTAGCACGATTGTATATCAATGGTGAAACAAGTTTAGAAGATATTGAATCTACTATTGCTGATTACTTAGATAAGTTTCATAAATTAAAAGTTAAACGTCATTTGTCTAATGCAGACATAGGGCAATATAAAGATTTTGATTTGTTTATGAATGATATGGATCAATACCCTAATGATGTTTTAGATGATGATGAAGCAAAAAACAAAACATATAAAGCAGACAAAATATATGATGAAAATGGCGCCTTAGTTATTCATCCAAAAGACGAAGAAGCGGCATGTCGTTATGGTCGCGGAACTCGTTGGTGTACAGCCTCAACACGAGGACACAATTATTTTGCTTCATACAATCGTAGAGGACCTCTCTATATATTTGTCCCACGCAAACCAGATCATCCAGGAGAAAAATATCAGTTTCATTTTGAAGACAACGTAGTTGCAGACGAAACAGATGCTTATTTGGATCAGGATCAATTAATTCGTTTAGTAAATAGATACCCAGCACTTAAAGATGCCTTTCAACCACAAGCAGAAAAGTACGGTCTTATATATCTACAAAAACCGAAAAGAGTTATGAAAGGTTCTAACTTTAAAGTAGAAGAATACAGAAAAAATGATAAGCCTTTATATTTGATGTTAGGAGAAATGGATGTAGATGGCAAACAAGACATATACATGCTATGGAAAAAAGATCCTAATGATGATCACTACCAAATTAAAAAAATCGGTAATAGTAGATATAGTAATGATACAACATTAAACGTATTAGAACAGCACAAATTATTTAATAAATATCCTGAACTAATTAATAAATTTGGATTAAAAACAAAACACCTTAAAAAAGATCCTACTCGTAGCCAAACAAAATCGGGTGCTGATATAGAGATGCATGGGACGACCGCTGTTCTTAAAGACAAGCAAGGTCATAGCACATCAATAGAACTAAGAGATCCAGACGATAGCCGAAATGAATATGATAAACTATTAGTACATACACAGAAAACAAATCCTTTTACATCAAGGGATAAAAAAGAGATTAGAAATCAGATTAATCCTTTTGAAGTAACGTTAGAACATCCTGAACTTATTGATTTGTATTCTCCTCTATTAGATAAAAAGATTAAACATGAGGTCCGTCAACATAATGGTGATGCCAAAGATAAAAGAAAATTTAAAGAAGACTTATATCAAAAATATGCACCTTTAATGCCTTACAAACTACATGACAAAGGTGATGTAATAATTAAAAGTCACGTAACTCCAGACGGAAAACCTATCTTAGACTATATAATTACAAAAGATAATGATAAAGAAACAAATGCAATAACAGTAGTTTATCGTAATCAACGAGATGGCAATGTTGATAAAATTATACAAGCAGAGCCTAGACCATTATATGATCTAGCAGATGAAGAAGACTATAATCTGAGAACTCCAGCCGGAGATATCTATGGTAATGCAGAAGAAGAACCTAAATATCAACGTTATTATCAAAGGATGGGAAATGTCTTAAATAATCGATCATCAAACGCATTACCCTTTTTACCTTCAATTTCATATATAGAAAAATATCCTGGTTTAAAAGAATTATACAAGGACACTACTTTAGCATCACCTAAAACAAAAGAAGTATCGAATGCCAACGTAAGAGATTTTGGAAAAACAAAACGTGCATCAAACAAACGATCATATTATAGAAATGACTGGCATGATGAGACAGCAGAAACAATGCGTAACTATATTGTTAAGCCCAAAGATGCAGAACAAGGAGAATCATATGCAATTAGTTGGAGTCCAGAAATTCCTCAATTAAGTGAAATTTATCATTCTGCTTCAGACGGTACTCAGACAAAGATAGGGGACAAGCAAACTAAAAGACATGTTTTAAAAAGTTTTCCTGAAATCAGAGCATTACAAATAAAAGACTGGGATAAATTTATTAAAAATAATCCTGAGTATGATGTTAAAGAACATGGCGCAGGTGACAGCAGTTATAATGATGATATATTACAAGATTGGAGTTTTTCGCCCACAGAGGTTGTTGATAATGATCGTGTAATAGTATCACAGTTCGGACCCAAACAAGGAGACCCCTTCCAACTACCTAGTTTTGAAGTTTTTCCTAAACAAAAAAATCCATTTGGTAAAGTAGGAGATACATTTTTTATTTACTTAAGTTTAAAAGATTATCGCGGCAAGTCAGGAAAAATTAGTAACATTAAAATACAACGTATCGGGAAAAACACTCATCATTTTGTACCTGTTAACAAATATGGTAGAACTGAAAACCAAGGGAACGAAGATTTTGTACAAGCCGGAGTTCAATTAAGAGAAAATCGATATAGTTTAGACTCTAAAGAAATTATTGATTTCTTTAAATATTATCCTGAATTAAGGGGTATGATTAAAGATGAAAACGTACATCCTAAAGTTCCGCATCCAGCACTTGTAAAACAACCAAAAGATTCTTCAGAAAATGTTCAACAAATGGACGGATTTAAATTAGAAAAACAAACAACAAATAATCCTAACTTAGACAAATACTTTATTGTACCAGATGAAGAAAAATACCCCGGTGAGTATTATACTATGTTTGAGTATCATCCTTTAAAAACAAATCCATTAGGAAAATCAACTAACGCATTATTTACAGATTACGGAAGACCTGTAGCATTTAATGAAAGGGGAATGATTCAATTAGGTGTTGGGGAACAAAGTAAAAACGATTCAATGTCAGACTTTATAGATTCTGTTAGGGGAGGTGCAGGAAGTATTACACCTAACACACCTCTTTATAATGAACTAATGGAACGTTTTCCTGAGTTAGCAAATTACATTGCTGAAAAGAGTAAAGAAATTGGAGATGTTAGAACTCAAAATCTAACAGAAGAAGATATAGTTGAAGTAGGACAAAACAGAGTTTATATATTTAAAAACCACGACGGCTCTGATTGTTATTATATTACCCCTATAGGAAATGAAGTTAGACGAATCAATGGTCAAATTAGTGATAGACATATATCATCTGAATCTGAAAGAAGTATGTCGCAATATCAACGAACTGCCCACACATTAAACCCAAGAAAAATAGCAGGGCATGAAGAAGATTGGGAAGATGACGATCATTGGAACTCTGGTGAATCGTATGTGATTAACTTTGAAAGTACAGAAAGCAATCCTTTCTTACAAGTTCCTTTGTACATAGATCCTTTTAGAGGTGTTGCAGAATTACAGGTTAATGCAATTGAATTCGATAATGATAATAGAAGATATACTGCTAGTGAGGTTCCGCAAAATAAACAATTTATCATCGATAAATTAAGTGCCGTACCACAGCCTAATGAAGAAAATATGAACACAGCAAGTTTCACTGCTAGAAACTATCTTACAAGAGCAAAACAAAATCCAGAGTTAATGCGATGGTTAGAACAAAAAGCAGAAGAAGCAAATGCAAAGACAAATGGCGTAGGTGCATTTATTAATTTTTTACCTATAACAACAGAACAAATGACAATAGACGTACCAAAAGTTCATGGTGTGGATGTAGTAGGTATTGCAAAAATAGGCATTTCAAATCCATTATATCTTTGGCAAGGGAGAAAAGAGGTTTTTCAGACTATAGAACAAAGATTATTATCAGGTTCAGAAAATTATTATGCTAGACAAGATAGTGACGAACCTGATCCTTACACTCAATGGGCTAATGAATATGCTAATTCAAAAAATTTAGCACCAAAACAAGAAGGCGGCAGTACTATAGGAATGTCAAGGTTTATATCTGAGCCAGTAGCAGAAGGTGTCGTCGGCGTAAAACCTGAATCAGGTGGCAAATTTATAGATTATGAATCTCAACGACAGTCTGGTAGAGGCATTACTTTAACTCAAGTACCAGATGCTAAATGGATAACAACAGGCAATCAATTATTAAATTTAAATAAGATAGCCAAACCCAAAGAACTAAAACAAATGGGTTTATCACCTACACAGGCATGGGGTCCTCGACAGGTTGCTCAATTACCTAATCCTCAAATAACAAATAAAGGTAAACCATGGATTAATAACATTAAAGAATTTAAATTTCCTGATGGCTTAGGTATTAATGCAAGTGGGTATGGTAACAGGATGCCGCAAAAAGTTTTAGGTTCGGGAACAGGATATTTAATTACTTTAAATCCTATTAGTGATGTACCTTATCGAAAACGAAAAGATGGTAAAATAGTAAATATGCTAAGTCCATGGCATACAGCAATTAGGGCTGTTGGAGATTTAGATTTACCTTGGGATTTTACTCATGGTGTTTTAGATTATTCAAGAGGAGATTTTGAAAAGAAAAATACTATGATGATTTACTTTGCTAATAATCGTGTTGCTTATTTCTTAGAGCCAACTTTTAACGGTGATTTTAGACAGTTTAATCTATCACAAGAACAAAAGAAAAAATTATTCTTTGATCCAGAAACAGGTCTTTTCCCTGAACTAAAACCGATATTTGATCAGTATGCGAAATCAAACAAATGGTTACGTGAAAATAAATGGCATCATATGCTGTCAAAAGTATTGTTTGAAAGTTTAGGAGATAAAGCATACTGGGAATTAAGAAAGAGACAAGAAAAACAGAATCAAAACTTTAGTCAATTAGTTTGGTTAGACAATGTAAGGTTGACAGGTAGTTATAGTAATGATAAACTAAAAGAGTTAGGGTTCTTTTTAAAAAACGGCAAGTGGGCAATACAAAAGCCTAAGTTTGATCGATTAATTAGAGACGGTAAATTAAAAGAAACAGTTCTTAGACCTTTAAAAACTGGTAAAAATAAAATACCCAAAGTAGGTAAAAAGAAAGTAAATGAAGGAACTTGGGCATTTGATGAAGAAGGAATATTAGAGTTATTAAAGAAACCTTTACTAAAAGGCGGAGATAATGAAGATGTTGATTTAAGTTGTGAGGTGTGTCAAGGGCATGGATGTGGGTCAGGATACGACATCAAAGATGATTTAAGACGTTGGAAAGATATGCTCAACCCTGAGGCTGATAATAGACCTGAACATTTAACAAACGAATACATCCAAGGAAAAATAAAGAAACTAGAAGCACTTGTTAATAAGTTTCCAAAAGGAATACCTGACAATATAGATTGTTCCGCTGGTATGTCTAATATGAAACACAGAGAATGGATGAAAAATAAAAATCCTGAAGCAGAAGATGTATTGTATTCAGTCTTCGGAGATGATTCGTTGTTTGACGATATATCTGAGTTAGATGAAGACGATGATGTTAGACCAATAATCATGGCTAGATTAAAAGAACTAGATCCAACTCTACATGAAAAAGCATTATCTATATACAAAGACAGATCGCATTTAAGGGTAGTCAAAGAAGGTAAAAAGTTACCAAGAACTAGTGAGTTCTTACATGTAAAAGAATTAGAAGACATTAAACGATTGTCTGGTGTGTATGAACGTTATCAGATACCAGTGCAAGTTGAAGGAGCAACATCTGCATATTCAGGCTCAAACATATCAAAGACTGCGGCAGAGATTGCAAAGATAATGAAAGAAAAAGACATTCAGCCCGGAACACCTGAATGGTTTCAATTATGGTTTGCACTACCAAAACTAACAGGAGAAAAACCAACCGGAGATATAAAATGAAAGAAGTAAATTATGACGAATTAAATCGTATCAGAGAATTATCAGGCACATTGCGTGAGTCATGGCAAGAAAAAATGAAAGATAGACCTATGCCATTTGATGCAGAAATATTAGATGATGAACCTGCAACTGTAATGAATCCTATCAGTGGTGCTACTATTAAACTTGACCCACAAGAAATTGCAGTATATGATGTTATCATGGGTGCGAACTTAACACAGCAATGGGACTTAGTAAGAAAAGGTTCTGACTGGTTTAGAAAACATAATCCAGAAGCATATATGGTTTTAATAGACTAATGAAGATAAGAGAAGTTATTACAGAGGCTGACGTAGAATACAGTTCTACAAAGCCCGGGAAACGTATGCACAAGATTGGTGATATATATGGTAAAAAGAACACCGATCTACCCACTGCTAAATACAAAGATAATAGAAACGATAAACAAAAGGGGATATTTAAATGAAATCAAGGGACTTCAGAAAACTGAACGAGAGCATTGACTTTTCAGTGACGAAGTCCTATATTGATGATAGAGGCAAAACCATACATGATATGAGTCACTTTGGTGAACGCAAAAATGTAGATTGTTGGGTCTGTGATGGTACAGGTAAAGACAAATTTTATGATGAAGCAGATTGCGATTACTGTGAGGGAAAAGGAAAAAGACTTGAGTTTGTAAGTGATGCTCCTGAAATGAACGTTAGTAATTCTAACGGATTTAAAATTATCGATATGTTAGGATTAGAAAAAGATTATGCAGGACACGTAGATAATAAAGACTTACCTGCTCTTATGCGTAGACTTATACAATTAAAAAATGCAGACACATCACAATATACTGAGCCAGGTTCAATGACAGGCGGCAAGATAGGTGCGTATAAAGACAAAGACGGTATGGATAGAATAGGAAAAACAGGTATAACTATGTACCGCGGTGGCACTAGTGACAGACAAATAACTCAGTACATAGATCAATTAATAAAAATAGTTAAATTCGCCCAAGAAAACGATGCTGACTTTGGCTGGGGATAAATGAGATTTTTTCTTTGTAAGGACAGAACTAAATTTACAAAGCCCTGGACAATAGAACGTTTCGGTGATTGGTATTATATACGTGAAGATGATGTTGAGATATATGAAGGCGAAGACTTCATTGTATTATATACTGGTTACTTAATCGAGGGTGACATTAGAGAAGTATGTGAAAACTTTAGTTTTATTGAAGCAAACGGTAACTTCTTTGCAATAAAACTTACTCACACTGATTACGAATTAGCATTAGACTATTTTCAAAATCATAAAATATTTTTGTCAGACAAGTATGGAATAGAAATTACAAATTATCTACCATATATGACTATCAAAGAAGAAGACGTAACAAATACTACTGCATTAGATGGTACAAAATTAAAACATGAACGAGAATTTGATGCAGATGAAACATTTTACGATCACATCAAATCTTTTATTCCCCCATATGATTACTTACAAGATGCAAGAGATGCTTATGCACAAGAGATATGGGACCAAGAAGAACTTACTGAGTACGTATATGAATGCATGAAATCTCATGCAGACATTATCAAAGCAAAATATCCAGTACGATATTGTTCACTTAGTGAAGGCATAGATTCTTGTGTTCAGTCATTATTTTTCTACGATGATTTACATCTGCTATATGATATTTCTCCATGTGATGCTGGCGCAGTACATTTAAGATGTATCAAAGAGCAGGAACAGAGATACCCTAATACACATCATTATACATGGCACACAGAAGAAAACAGAGAAGGGTGCATACAATATCTTACTGATTCTTCATGTCGTTGGCAATCAATATTACCCACTAGTAAACAAATAGCAATGCAAGAACAAAAACCTGACATTGTTATGTATGGTGTTAACGGTAATGAAATGTTTGTTAGAGACTTTATACCTCACATGTTGTTATTATGTTTAACATATTATGAACCTGACACAATAAAAATGAAACAAAAACTTCATTCTGAAATAGATAGTAAAAGAAGTCACTATGGAGTTACGTATTCGTTACCATCTGATGGCAATTGGATAACAACTGATACGTATGTTACAGCATTTATGCGAAAATACTTTAAAGAACATATACAAGAAAAGCCCTACTTGTGGAAAGAAAAACGAAAAACATTTGAAGAAGGGTTTTTAATGGTAACTACGCCTAAATTATATACACGTATGATTACTACTAATGATAATATAATGTGTGCATCAATATACAATGACAGAAGAATGTTCCATGAAGTCTTAAAGATGAAAAATCATTATCTAGTAGGAGATATATTAGACGGACCAATTCAAAGATCGATCATAAATAAGTTTGAGCATGTATTTACTACACCTAGTAATGATGTATTAGCGGCCAATTATGATGAACTATATGCCGCAACATACGATGCAACGCATGACAGAGATTTGGCACAAAACATATGAGAGCAAAAGAATTTATAAATGAAGGCTTTGCAGGGATACCTGATTATAAAACAATGCCTGCCTATAAACTTAAAAAAGCATCTAAAGGTAAACACAAATTCTTTTTGCCCACAGACACTCCTATTCCTGCAGGTGTATCCGCATTAGACGAATATAACTTAGATAATGAAAAAGGATTGGGTGTTGTTCCTAATAATACAGGTGGACAACCAGACTATTTCGGTATTCGTGTTATGATGAAACCTTCTACATTCCATAAGTTAGCATTAAGTTTACCAAAAGATATGCGTAGTTCACAATACGAAGATTTAGTTGATAAGGTTCGTAAGGGCGTTCCTATAGCAAGTCCTTTCTTATCTATTGTAATACCCGATGAGTGGGAAGAAGGCGATCTATCACAGCCTGCGAAGGTTACAGGACATGAAGGAAGACATAGAATGTATGCGGTCGATGAAGTAGACGGAGACGTTCCAGTTGAAGTACATATATGGGGAAGATTTAAATCTAGTGAAATGCGTAGGCGCCATCTCAACGATGAGATGATACAAGAACTAATAAATGGACTCATCGATGAAACAGGAAACAACTACGTTCCTAACATCGGCACACTGAAGAACTAATATGTCTAAAGGTCACATGATTATCTTAGGTGGCTCCTTCGATAGGCACGATGCGGCTGACGTTATTCAAAGTGCAAGTGATGATTTAAACTCGTCAGTGTGGCCAAGTGTCAAAAGAGCCCACGGCGCACATCGCATTGCTTCATATCTAAGAAACGAAGGTTATGATGTCGAAGTCTTAGACTTTTGGCCAGCCTGGACTCCAATACAAATACTAAAATTTTTTCATCAAAGAGTAAGAGAAGATACGTTATGCGTTGGTCTTTCTGTTTTGTTTCCGTTAAGTTATGGTATTATGGGAAAAGACAAAAAAGCAACCGCAAAAGTAGAGGAAATGTTACAAACTATAAAAAGACTCAAAGAATTATATCCCCAGTTACCGTTTGTGGGAGGATCCCACAACATGTCAGCATTAATAGATTATGATTTAGATTATTATGTGACAGGTTACGGTGAATATGCAATTGTTGAATTGTTAAAATATTTTAAAAAAGAATTTAATACTCTAAAAATGACGAAACAATTTTATAAGGGAATATCAATTAATATTATAGAAGCCACAAAAGATTATCCTGCATACCCTATGCCCAATGCTAATGTTTCATATGAAGATAGAGATTATATACAACCACAAGAAGTATTGTCGTTAGAATTATCTCGTGGGTGTAAGTTTAAATGCAAGTTCTGTTCGTTTCCTGTGTTAGGAGTTAGGGGAGATTTTAGTAGATGTATTGATAGTCTTAGAGAAGAACTTATTGAAAATTATGAACGTTGGGGGATTGAAACGTACTCAGTTAATGATGAAACTATTAATGATTCACCAGAAAAATTAGCCAAGTATGCAAAACTTATAAAAACTTTACCCTTCAAGTTAAAGTTAGGAGGTTTTATGAGAGCCGACTTAATGATAGCACACCCTGAGACTTGGCAAGATATTTGGGATATGGGTTTACATACACATTATTATGGATTAGAAACATTAAATCGAAAGGCAGGTTCTTATGTAGGTAAAGGCATGAAGCCCGAAGTATTAAAAGAAGGTATGGTCAAAATGCAACAATGGTTCAAAGATAGGGGACCTTATCGTTGTCAAACATCTATGATTATTGGTCTGCCGGGAGAAACAAGAGAAACATTTTTTGAAGGACTGAAATGGGTAAAAGAAAATTTAGATATAGGTGCATATTCGATATCGCCATTGTACATTGCAGGTGGAACAATAACAAATATGTTATCCGTTCAAAATTCAGTATTTGAAAAAACATGGAGAGAAGAGGGAGTCATTACAGAGACTACAAACGAAGAAATGGGAGTAGATTATTCAGAATTACATGAAGACACTAGACACTTTGCATTGCCATTAGAATCTAATGCATATTTAAAATGGCAACATGATACTATGAATATTTGGGAAGCATTTAAAATCTTTGAGGAAGTTGTCCATGATGACGAACTTAAACAAGACATCGGCCCGGGTGTGTTTTATTATCACAGATATCTCACTACAAATAAATATACAATAGACGACATATATAATAAGAATATTAAACCTTATTGTAACGATGATTTAGACAGACAACAGGAGTTTATCAACTCATATATAGAAAAGAAACTAAGCAATTAAGAGATAAATACTATTATGGACAAGTATAAAAAGACAGCAGGGTTAAACTATTTAAGTGAAAACTCATACAAGGGAGACGGTTCTCCTGGCATGGTAATGGGTATTGCTAGTGATGCTCGTAGTGATACTAACACATATGAAGGTAAAAAGCCTACAACTAATAGTAAGCATAGTACTGAAAGAGAATTAAAAAAGTATGACCCAGCACATGGTCATACAAAACCAGAAGGGGGAAATCCCCAAGTATGTCCTAATTGTAAGGGAGAAGGTTGTTCATCATGCGGAGACTCAGGAGAAGTTATCAGCAAAAAACGCAATGATCCTAAAGTTGATGAAGCATTAGAAGATATTAAAAGACTATCTGGTTTATCAGAAGCATTTGCTTGGGACGAAATTGATGAAGCAAAACGCAAGGCAAGACATGATGATGACGATGACGATGATGAAGAAGATGAAAAGCCAGAAGATCCTGAAAAAGATAAAGTCCCGCATATTTTAATGCAACTAAGAAAAGCCCAAGACGTAGACGGCGATCACCCAATTAAGTTTTTAGACGGTTCAGAAGTTATTTTACCATTAAAAGATATCAATTTGTTTACAGAAATGTACATGAATGTCAAGCCACAAGACAGAGAAAGATTACAACAAGTGGCTATTATGAGTAAAGATAAGTTTGATAAACTATTGACGTTCTTCACACCGAAACACGGAAAATTAGAAAAGAGTATCTATGAAGATGAAGAAGCGGGAGATATGATTACAGAAGAACAGTTTGACGAAGCCGCAGGCAAAAAAGATGCTTGTTATCATAAAGTTAAATCCAGATATAAAATATGGCCTAGTGCATATGCATCCGGTGCGTTAGTTAAATGTCGTAAAGTAGGTGCTGCCAATTGGGGCAATAAATCTAAGAAAAAGAAATAATGCGTATTAATGAAATCCTAACTGAATCAATTATTGCAGAAGACTTAAGAGCCTGGTTTGGCAAAAGCAAGAAAGGTGGAGCCGGCGGTGGCGGTTGGGATAGGTACAATACCAAAGGCGAACGTGTAGGCAAATGCGGAGATGGTAAAGGCAAAGGCAAACCCAAGTGTTTATCAAAAAGTAAAGCCGCAAGTTTACGTTCATCTGGTGGAAAGAAAGCAATTGCGAATGCGGTTAAAAGAAAGAAAAAGAATGATCCTAACAAGAATCGTAAGGGCAAAGCAAAAAACGTAAGCAACAAGCCGAAGAAGTAAAATGAGAGCATCGGAAGTTGTCAAGCCATATCACTTATATGCCGCAACTGTGTTTGTACAGCAACCGGGATACACAGGCAACATGGACTTCACTGTCTCTGCTCAAACACATTTTGAAGCAAGACAATTAATGAAAAAGATGTATAATATTCCTGACTACAGAATAGGAAGTTTACGTTTAGTTAAAAGAGGTTAAGCAGGTTTACTGTAAACAAAATACTTTCTGTCATTAGCATCTTGTTTGAACGTTTCTAGTTCTAATCCAAACTCTTTAGCAAAGTTGTGAGCAACTTCAAAACTCCATTCAAACACTTCTACCCAAGGACCGTTTTTGTGTTGAATACCTGGATTGACTCTAAAGAACATCTTACCACCTTTAGCAAGTAACTTGTTACAGTTTGCTAATCTTACTCTGATATCTTCAATACTATTAAAGTTAATCGACCCCAATGCAATTATTGCATCAAAATATTCATCAACGTTTGCATATTCTAAAACATCAACTTGATAATCTGACATGTTATTGTAAGGATCAATACCTATCAAGTTTGGTATACGTTCTTTAAACTGATTGTAGCCGCAACCTACGTCTAACACTGCTTTAGGATTTAGTTTTTTAACTTCATCAACTAATGCCCAACCTGTATAACTATATATTTCAGTCTGTGGCTTCCAAATCTCACCGAAAAACATATTAGAATATTTGATGTCTAGTTGATCAACAACAGATTCAATAGTGCCTTCCCATCTGATATTAGCATCTAAGTCCATTGTTGATAAGATGTCTTCTTTGAATTTATCAAACTTGACTGGAGTGATAGCCATTTCTTCAAATGTAGTTTTCTCATTGAGATTAGTTCTGATGTGATCGTATTTAGGTAAGTTCAGTGCCTCATCTAAATTTTCCATAACCAAGTTAAAAATTTTGCTATTCATCGAATTTTTTTGTCCTTACTGTAAATTGTATAAATATATTTATAATTTTTATGAAGTGCGTATATTTTTCTCAATCCCAGAGATAAATACTAGTAGTGATTATTTTAATTACTACAACCCTTAAGGAGAATAATATGAAATCAAACAAAGAATTTGTTGCTAGTATTGTCGAAGGCAATCAAGCATTATTCAAAGCAAGTCAACTTAACGTTGCAGAGTATTTCGACAACATGCCTGACGAGGATGCGTTGGTAGAACACTTTGTTGGACGTATGGTTAACGAAAGAATGAACATGGTAGAGATTAGTAATAATATTGCATCTATGCCTGCTGATGCAGATCCTGTTGAACTTCAAAACTTAACTAAACAAGCAAACGATGAAGCAATTCATTTTCGTTTAGTAAAAGAAGTTATCGAACATATCAAAGGTGAAGAGATTGATGTTGCAGAAGCAATCGCCGCTGAAGAAGCAAAGCCTACTGCTAAAGGTGCAAGCCTTTTAGAAAAGTATGGTGCTGATTCTGATCCAGCCGCTCTTGCCGCATATCAATTAGTTGCAGAAGGTCGTGCAGAAGCAGTTTGGAACACAATGGCAGATGTCATCGAAGATGAGTTCATCTCAACACGTTATGCAAAAATTGCTAAAGACGAAGGCTTTCACAGCACGATCGGTGCAATGAAACTTGAAACTCTAGTTGGTGATGCAGAAACTCAAGCACGTATAGAAGCACTTGTTGCTAACATGCGTAAAGACTTGTATGAAATTTCATGCAAAAACACTAGCCATAATGCAGAAGGACAGAAATTAGTATCAGAAGCATACGGTTGGTAAGCAGAAGTATGTAGTGAATATCGGTCTATCACAGAGGATATTACATTATAACAACGTGGCGTATGATTGCTTAGAACACGGTTGGTACAGCCTGTTAAGCAATCATACGTTTTTTTATATCCCTAACATAATAGAGCAAGACTATAAAGAATTAGTTAGAGATTTAGACTTAGTAATCTTAACAGGTGGAGACGCAAGTCCTCAAAGAATACTAGTCGAAACAAAAGTATTAACGCAATGTTACATACAAGACAAACCTGTACTAGGAGTTTGTCACGGTGCATTTCTTATTAACGAATTAGAACAAGGAGTTAATAGCACAATAGAAAATCATTACAATACTACTCACGGAATTATTTTAGAAGATGAGAAGTACGAAGTAAATAGTTTTCACATGAATCAAATAAAAGAAGTTGGCGCAGATTTAAATGCTATTGCACACGCCGATGATGGAAGTATCGAAGCATTTAAACATAAAAACAGACAAGTTTGGGGAATAGTTTGGCATCCTGAAAGAATGGAAGAAGCAATATTACCCACAGACCTAAGGAGTTTAATACAATGAAGGGAATGGTAAATGTTTTTGGAACGTTAGATATAAAAGATCGTTACAACATGACGATTATTAAATTAGAAGCCAATGAACTTAAGACTTACACCCCAATTGGCATGGCATATGTTATGTTAAGAAATGCTAGTTTTGAAAGCAATAACATTACGTTAACAAATAAAAACGCATGTGTCAATACAGGAGATAATTTTACAATATCTTGTGGAGAACAAGGCTCTGCATGTATCGTTGAGTTTCCAGGACTTAGTTTATTAGAAAGTCGCATTTTTATACAAGAATGTTTAGACATAGGTAACTTAAGTTATATGGACGGCGGCACAAATACTACAGCAATCAATCCAGGTAGATTAGGTGACCCTGTTATTAACTATGTGCATTTTCCTGCAGGTATGTATCAGACATTACACACGCACCCTTCTCACAGAGTTGGATTAGTAGTCAAAGGCAACGGCAAGATAGAATTAGACAATAAAGAATTCTATGATGTCAACGAAGGTGAAGTATTTTTCATGCGTAGAAATTGTCTGCATAACTTTATCTGTGATAAAGATGAAGATGTTATCGTGTTTGTATGGGCACCGGACAGTGGTACAGGACCTACAGATGAAGTTAACCCATTAAAGATTAGAACATATGTCGGACAGCAAAGATATCACAAATAAGAAAATTTTAATCATTACAGGTCCGCAAGGGTCAGGTAATCATTTATTCAGTAGACTGTTTAGTCTACATGATGAAGTAGGTGGTTGGAAAGAATTAAATGACAAGTACTGGGTGCCCAGTGACGAAGAAACATTTGCTGAGTGTTGGGTGCATCCAGAGAAACTAAAAGACTTTGACTTCAGTGAGCATAATTATTGGGTAGCAAATGTCAGTTGTCCATTCATGTATGACGGCACACGTTATATACCTAAGATAAAAGAGTTTGCAGACGAATGTATCCGATTAGGTATTGATGTTACGATAGGTATAATCGTAAGAGACAAAAATATAAATGTAGAACAACAGAAAAGAGTTAGGAAAGAAATAACACTTCCAATAGCACTTGACTATTACTATACAAATCTGTTAAATTATAATGTGCATTTCTTAGACCATGAAGCATTCTTTTTACATAAGGCTTATTATCTAAGATATGTAAGTAAAGTTTTAGACTTTCCAGTTGCATATGACAATCCAAATATAATGAAATTTATTTTAGAAGATGCTAATCACAAATATGTCAAATATGTAGACGAACATTGGCTTGACAAAGAAGTGTGGGACGGTATTAGAACTAAGGAAGAAAGAAACGTATGAAATATATTTTTGTAGCAGGGGCACCCGGATCTAAATGGAGTAGTGTATGTAAAAACATCTACTACAGTGATTCGATAGATCAAAGTGATGCTAGTGAAGACAGAGAGTATTGGCATGATGCAAGTGGACAACTAGACTTGATGCATATTGGTGCATACTTTGACCCTGGCATGGAGTTTGGAGACTTCTTTTTGTTTCTTAACAAATACACAAAAGAAGAATGTGAAGCAGAGTTTGATAGACCTTTTTCTGGCGAAGGTGTACGTATTATTAAGAGTCATGTGTTCGCACATCACATAGATTTTCTAAAAGATAACTGGCCAGACTGTCCCATCGTTTTAGTTCACAGAGATAATGATGCATGTTTGGGTTGGTGGGTAAGATGTGGACACTTTGATATTACATACCCTCTCTATCATAAATATTATGTGAATTTAAGAGAAATGAGTAAGATTGTAGACGATCAAAACAGAGATATTGTCAATGCATGGAAAAGATATGGTGGCATTAGTCCTAAAGATAATATAGATTTAGCAGATATATTAAAAATCAATAGGCCACCAGAAGAATATCAACAAGACTACAATCTAAAAGATATCGGAGTAAAAGTAATATGACACAAAGCAGTTGGGAACAATTAAAACAAAGAAGCAATTATCACTTTGACCCTGATTTGATGCATCCTCTCTATGATACAGTCGATAGAGTAGGCGTAATTGATTTGAGTAGCATCACACAAGAAGAATTAGACAAAGTTGTAGCAGAGTCTAAAGAAGCAACATGGCGTACGAGAGGCAACCCTAAAAAAGAATCTAAAGTCAGAGGAGAAGATGAATTTAAGACTGAAGACTATGACTTAGAAAAGACAGGTTATGGTATCGACTATGTTGTCAGTAATCTTAACTGGGAAGTGCCACCAAACATACAAGCAATTGCAGATCAGTTTGGTTTAGATGACATGATGACTAGAATTCATGTACAAAATCCAGGCCAAGTATGGAACTTGCATATGGATAAATTAGAGAAATGGAACTTTGAAGACCCAGATACTGTAGAAAGATACATGATTCAATTATCTGATTGGAGACCCGGTCAATGGTTTAGTTATGGTAACTACACATTTGAACATTGGAAAGCAGGAGATGTAACTACGTTTAGATGGCAAGATGTACCTCACTCAACTGCAAACGCAGGACATCACCCTCGCATTACTTTACAAGTTACTGGTGTACGTACTGATAAATCTAAAGAGTTTATACGATTGTTACGAAAAAGAGAGTTATAACTCTCTTTTGTTAACATCCTTGCAGATTTCTTTTGCAAGATCACTACCAGTTGTCACAAACAAAAACGGAAAGAACGCATGTATGATAACAGCAAAGCCTGTTAATAGCATACTTACACCATAGTACAATGCACAACTTAAATGTTCCGTGTATGTTTCACCCAAAGAGTGTGGATGTTCTGTAAATTTGTTTCGGAGTTTATTGAAAAACGTGATTGTTTTGCTCTCCGTATATTTTAATATACTTGCCGGCAATTTCGTCTGCTTCTGATTCTATAGGAGACCCTGGATAACTTGAATTGGGTGTGATTAAACCTTTTTCTCCTTGTCTGATATGAACGAGTTCATGGAATACTGTTCTAAGAATATCAATTAGATTTCTGTTGCCATAGACCCAAATCTCGTCAGAACCAAGTTCGTGTCTACCTGTATGATGACCGTCTTGTGCCTCTTGTGTATCGTAACTTAACTTGACTTTAGGCATATTTTCAATTTTTAAAACATTACCCATCCAATGTGCGGCTTTTGTTACTTCATCCTCAATGTTTAAACCATCATCAAACATTTGATCAGAAGCAGTTAATTCTTGTCTTGCTTTATGTGCTTGTTTGGCAGCCTGCTTGGCATTACGATAAATTTTACCTTTTTCGTCTACGTTATATTGATCACTCTTAATCTTGGGAAGTCTGTTTTCCAAGTCTTTAAGCGGATCTTCATTGATAAATTGATAGGCTCTCATACTATTATTTATCAATAATTGCTTTTGGGAAATGTTTTGCTTGACTCTAACCGTATTAAATATTACAATAGAACACATGATATTACCTGAAGTTGAAAAAGCACTACATATCATTTGGGAACTAGAGTATGAAATGTTGAATGAAAGGAACTGTGGTTACACGGGTTCAGACATGAAAAAGAAACTCTGGCAGATCAAAATGAGAGTAGACAAAGCAATTGCAAAGGCCCCGGTCTATCATGGTGACCCAAATTACGAACAAGAATATCTTGTAGCAAAAATTAAAGGCGAAGTATGAAGTTAGGCATAATCGGTAAAGGGTTTGTTGGCTCCGCAGTCAGCAACGGCTTTACTAATGATACGGAACAATTTATTGTTGACCCTGCAATCAATTCTCATACAATTAAAGATTTAGTAGAATGGAATCCAGACATGATATTTGTCTGTGTACCTACACCGCAACAAGAATCACATTTAGATGTAGACACTCACATAGTACGTGATGTATTACTTAACATTGGACTTACAGACTATGCAAACGTTGTAGTAGTTAAATCTACTATTACTCCTAATCATCTAACGCAGTTTAAGAAACTTTTTAGTGGATTACGACTTGTATATAATCCTGAGTTCTTAACTGAAGCAAATAGTTTAGAAGACTTTATTAATCCAAATATGCAAATACTAGGCGGAGACTTACAAGACTGTATCGAAGTAGAACAAGCATACATTCATCATAGTCAAGTCAAAATCGTACCCACATTCAAAACAGACTTCACAACAGCAAGTCTAATCAAATACACAATTAACAGTTGGTTAGCAACGAAAGTATCATTCTTTAATGAATTATTTCATTTGCACCAATCAAGCAATGCAGAGACTACATGGGAGCAGTTTACTGACATGGTAAAACGTGACCCAAGAATAGGAGACAGTCATATGCAAGTCCCTGGACCAGATGGTAAGTTTGGTTTTGGTGGACACTGTTTTCCGAAAGATACAAAAGCATTGTTATATTATTCTAAACTAGAGGGGGCGCCACTCACTCTATTAGAAAATGTCATCCAACAAAACGATGACGACAGAAACGGGTAAATATACCCTTGACAACATACAGACTATTCTGTATACTATATGCATAGATTTACATAATCATAGGAGATAATAATGGCAGGTAAATACTTTAACCCAGAGCAAGTTACTAAAATGAAGCAACTTGTTAATGAAGGAATGGCTGTAATGCAGGAAGTTGAAACACTGAATGGTGGACTCAATGATACTGTAAAAGCAATCGCAGAAGAACTTGAAATCAAGCCTTCTATTCTTAAAAAAGCAATCAGAATTGCATACAAAAGCAAACTAACTGATACGAATGCTGACCATGAGCAACTGAACGATATCTTGGAGACAGTTGGTAGAACTCTTTAATGTCATATGTCGATGCAATACATGACAAGACTTCGGAACGAATACATGTCGTAGAACGTACTCCTGAGGGACTCAGAGAGTTTAAAGAATATCCTACAAATTATGTTTTGTACTATGAAGACCCTAAGGGTAAACATCGATCACTTTATGGTACGCCTGTTAAAAAGTTTTCGTCACGCAAACAAGCAGAGTGGGAAAAAGAAAAACGTATTCACGGTAAGAAACGTCTGTTTGAGGCAGACATTCCGATCGTCTTTAGATGTCTTAGTGAAAATTATCTAAAGATTGATGCTCCTAAACTACACACATGTTTCTTTGATATCGAGGTAGACTTTGATCCTAGTAGAGGATTCTCTCCTCCAAGTGATCCATTTAATCCTGTAACTGCTGTTAGTTTATACTTAGACTGGCTTGATCAGTTAGTCTGTCTTGCTATTCCCCCTAAGCATATGACGTATGAGACTGCACAAGAAGCAATTGCGGAGTTCCCTGATACTATGTTGTTTAGAACAGAAAAAGAATTGTTTGATGCATTCTTTTCTTTAATCGAAGATGCAGATGTGTTATCAGGTTGGAACTCAGAAGGATATGATATTCCGTATATGGTCAATCGTGTCACCCGTGTGATGTCTAAAGATGATACACGTAGATTTTGTCTGTTGGGGCAGTATCCTAAGAAACGCAAGTATGAACGATTTGGTAAAGAAGAAGAAACGTTTGACTTAGTTGGTCGTATTCACTTAGACTATCTACAACTTTACAAGAAATACAACTATGAATCTCGTCATAGTTATAAACTAGATGCGATTGGTGAAATGGAAGTTGGTGAAAAGAAGACTGAGTATGAAGGGTCACTGGATCAACTGTATAACAAAGACTTTAAAAAGTTCATCGAATATAACAGACAGGATACATTACTGCTTAAAAAACTAGATGATAAGTTGCAGTTTTTAGAACTTGCTAATCAACTAGCACATGAAAATACTGTATTGCTTCCAACTGTCATGGGCTCAGTTGCTATGATTGAAATGGCAGTAATGAATGAAGCACATGAACGTGGCATGGTTGTCCCCAACAAGATAAGACAGAATATCAATACAATAAGTGAAGGACAAGCGGCAGGTGCTTATGTGATGAATCCTAAGAAAGGACTACATGAGTGGATAGGCTCTATCGATATCAACTCACTTTATCCTTCAACGATTCGTGCCTTGAACATGGCTCCAGAAACTATTGTAGGGCAAGTTAGGCAAACTATCACTGAACAATACATGCAAGAAAGAGGGTTAGAACTGGCTAAACAAAAACCTAGATACAAAGAAGGTGATGCCCCAGTAGAAGGACCCATACTATGGGAGGGTCTGTTCGGTTCACTAGAATACACTGCTATTCAAAATCAGGAACGTGGCACTATGCTGACGATTGATTACGAAGATGGCAGAGAAGAACAGATGAGTGCCGCACAAGCATGGAAGATGATTTATGATTCTAACAATCCTTATATCCTTAGTGCAAATGGTACAATCTTTAGATCAGATACTGAGGGTGTGATTCCAGGACTGTTGTCTAAATGGTATTCTGATCGTAAGATTATGCAAGGCAAACTTAGAGAAGCAACTACAAAAGAAGATATTGAGTATTGGGACAAACGTCAGTTAGTTCGTAAAATTTTGCTCAACTCTGCATATGGTGCACTTTTGAATGAACATTGTCGATTCTATGATAAACGCATAGGACAAAGTACAACACTTACAGGTCGTTCTATCACTAAACATATGTCAGCATTTGTTAATGAGATAATGACTGGCAAGTATGATCATGTAGGTGACTCAATGATTTATGGTGATACTGACTCTTGTTACTTTAGTGCATGGCCTATGCTTAAAGATGATCTTCCAGCAGACATGTCGTTAGAAGATAAAAAGCAAACGTTCATTGACTTATATGAAAGTATGGCTGATCAATGTAATGTATCGTTCCCGGGCTTTATGGAAAAAGCATTTCACTGTCCACGTGAAAAAGGTATGATTATCAAAGGTGGTAGAGAAGTCTGTGGTGACAGAGGATTGTTTATCACTAAGAAAAGATATGCAATTAATATCTATGATGCAGAAAACAAACGTACTGATGTAAATGGTGCAATGAAAGTTAAAGCAATGGGCTTAGACTTAAAGAGAGCGGATACTCCTGCATATGTACAAGACTTCTTAATGGAAGTCTTAGAAATGACACTATCAGGAAAACAACGTGATGAAATTATTGAAAAGATTAAAGAGTTTAAACTTATACTAGGTCAACAGGATTCATGGACAAAAGGTTCTCCTAAATCTGTAAACAAGTTAACATATTATACTGAACTAGAAAAGAAATCTAAAAAGGGTCGAGCAAATATGCCGGGTCACGTAAGAGCGGCGATGAATTGGAATACTCTCAAAAGAATACATAATGACAACTACTCTATGGAGATTATGGATGGTTTTAAAGTTGTGGTGTGCAAACTCAAATCTAATGCGTTAGATTATACAAGCATTGCATACCCAACAGATCAACTTAGACTCCCTGAATGGTTTAGAGACTTGCCGTTCGATGACAATCTTATGGAATCTACACTTGTAGATGAAAAAATCAGTAACTTGCTAGGAGTTCTTAATTGGGACTTACGAGCAAACACAGACACTAATTCAACATTTGATGAGTTGTTTAGTTTCGGGTAAATCATATGACCAAAACATTTGCTTTACACAATAAATCCAGATATAATACGCAGTATATCTACCTAAATACATTACGAGGAGTATAAATGAAAGATAACTTATTAGACATCATCGGTTACACGCATAGTCTAGGCATCATTGATCTAGTAAAGATCGTGGGAACTGATACAGAGACTGAGATTCATGCAATCGCAGAAGATAAATCTGTAATTGTAACAGGCAAAACTAAGGCGCCAGTCGCAGATTTTGTCGGAACGTTTGGTATGCCGAATCTGACTAAACTAAAAACTATTTTAGGCTTTGATGTCTACAATGATGATAGTTCTACAATTGATATGACTAAAGCAAACAAAGACGGGAACGAAGTTCCTAGTGCAATTCACTTTGCAACTAAACAAGGAGACTTTGTTAACGACTATCGTTTGATGTCACAGGCAATCATTGAAGAAAAAGTAAGAAATGTTACTTTTAAAGGTGCAAACTGGGACGTAGAATTTGAACCAACAGTTGCAGGTATCATGCGTTTGAAAATGCAGGCACAAGCAAACTCTGAAGAATTGAACTTCACTACAAAAACAGAAGATGGCGATCTTAAAATCTTCTTTGGTGATCCCTCAACTCACTCAGGTAACTTTGTATTTCAACCTACAGTAACAGGAGAACTTACAAGAGCATGGATGTGGCCTGTTAAAGTATTCTTGTCTATTATGGATTTGCCAGGTGATAAGACCGTACGTATTTCTGATCAAGGTGCGGCTCAAATTACAGTAGACAGTGGTTACACAGTTTACGAATATCTACTGCCTGCTCAAGCCAAGTAGTAACTAGTGCGACCATACGATTTCTTATACTGTATAGGCGATTAATACAAAAACATGATAATAAAACGCAGTAACACTCATTGGGAACAACCTGAGTTTTGGACTAAGGGAAACCAGACCACATCTTCTACTTCCGGAAATGTCCCAAAATATACCGAGTTTTCTTATGCGACTAGGGGAAACCATACACAACGAGTGGTTAGAAGTCAAGGCTTGTGCCAAGATATTCAAGGAACTCATTATTCATATATCCCAATTGGCAAGGTAGCATCAACGTTTATGTCAGAGTTCCTAGCACAATTAAAGTGGGTAAATCAACCTTGGAATTATAATGATATTGATAAGCATCGGATCCCTAAAAAATATATGGTTGTTTTGCGAGATCCAGTAGAACGTTGGTGTTCTGGTATTGTAGAGTATTTGGTTAATCATAGAATGTTTATAGAAGGCAATGATAATCCCGGATGGACCCTACGAGATAGAGAAATGTTAGATTTTATCTTTGGTGTTGCAAAGTTTGACAGACACACGTGTTCTCAGGTAGATTATCTGCACGGCTTAGATACAAACGATTGTGTATTCTTTAAACTAGATAATAATTTTGAAGATACAATGAAACGGTTTGCAGAAAAAGAATTACGTTCGCCCATTAATGATGTAATTATAAGAGATTTCGCATATAATACGTCAGAAAGAGAAACACACAAAAAACTTAGGAATACGATTGATTTTCAAATTAAAAATAATCCTAGGTATATGAAAACGATAAAAGATCATTTTGCGGATGATTTTGTGTTGTTTAATCAAGTAACATTTTATGAATAACGAGAATATGGCAGAACAAATCAATCTTTCAAAAGAGCATAAGGCAGATTGGGCACTATTTTTGCCTGCAGTCAGTAGTTTTTTTATTACTGGCTTAGGTAAGCAAAGGTGTGGGGAAGACTATTTCCCACAAGAACGTATACCTGTAGGGTTCAATGGAGATGTAGAACGTCTTAATTTCTTAAACTCTAAAGAAGGTTTGTTCACTTATAAGTGGGGATTGTATTCTGCTGGCCATGCAGACTTAGATGTAACTAAGGACATTCCTGCTGAATCTATCATACGTGATAGAGAAGAGGGTACGTTTATGTTAGGCGACTCTGGTGGTTTTCAGATTATGAAAGGTCAATGGCCTGCTGACTGGAAGAATCCTGATTGTCCTAAAGCACTTGAGCAACGTAAAAAAGTTCTAACGTGGATGGATACGTATATGGACTACGGCATGTGTTTAGACATACCCTCGCAAACTGTGCGAAATCAGCATCTATATGATAAGCATGGTATTAAAAGCATAGAGGAAGCCGCACTGGCAACGCATATCAACAACGATTACTTTATACATAATCGTAATGGTAACTGCAAGTTTTTAAATGTCTTGCAGGGGTTGAATCATACTCAGTCAGATAACTGGTATGAAGAAATGAAGATGTATTGTGATCCGAACTTGTACCCAAATAATCATTTTAATGGTTGGGCATTCGGTGGTCAAAATAAAATTGATATACATCTTACCTTAAAAAGAATCGTTGGTATTATACATGATGGACTGTTAGAACCCGGAAAGCATGATCTTATACATTGCTTAGGTACATCTATCTTAGAATATGCTGTCCTGTTCTCTGATATTCAGAAAGCAGTAAGAAAGTATCACAATCCAAACTTACAAATCACGTTTGATTGTGCAAGTCCTTTCTTTGGTGCGGCTAAAGGGTTAGCATACTTTAACTCTAATATGGAACACAATACAAAGTGGACATACTCTATGGAGAAGACTGCTGAAAGCAAAGACTTTGATAAAGATATGCGTAAGTTTAGTGACGCCGTATTAGCAGAGGGCATACATGATACGTTTGCAGACTCTCCTGTCACTAACGCAATGGTTATGAAGGACCTTTGTTATCGTGGTCATGGTTTCTTAAACAAACATGGGAAAGAAACTAAAACATCTTGGGACACACTAAGTTATACGTTGTTACAAGCACACAATGTATATCAACATATGTTTGCGGTACAAGAAGCCAACAGACAATATGATAATGGTGTTGTCCCTGCAATGTTGATGAATGAAACATTTGATCGTGTTAGATTTGGAGACGTTGTTGATGAAATCTTTGCTCTTAAAGATAGACAAAAATCATTAGACTTGATCGATCAACATAGCAGACTATGGATGCAAATTCAATCGGGATCACAGGGATTTTCAGGTAAAAGGGCTATCAATGCAGGTACAATGTTTGATCAACTTTTTTCTGTAGAGGAAGAAACTCCCATAAATAATGATGAAGAACTTGAAGATAGTGATGAACTGATGCAAGGTGTTGATGAATAAATGGGTAAATGCAGTATTGACAATAATGCAAAAACCTAGTATTATGAGTAATGATAGAAATATTGTTTTGGAGTTTGATAGTTGTTACATGGGCATCATATGGTATGCATGTAGTAAGACAATACATCAGACATCATATTGAGTAGGAAAATAAAATGATAGAACCAGCAATTAAAAAGCCAAGTTTATTTAGAAGGACAGTTATGTCTTTGGTTCATGCATGGCGACGTGTAATGGATGTAAAATATAATCCAATCGGCAAAATCCCTGATCCAAGTCTACAAACATATTTCATGTTAGTATTGTTTACTGTATGGAGTGTATGGTTTGGATTCTTAGCATCTAATTACTTAGGTTTCTTTAACTACAATACTGTAGTCAGTATTATCATTCACGTTTCTATTCTGCTTCCACTAGCATTCACTAACGCAGTCTTTGTGGATGCCGAACGTGACGGCCACAAATGGTTGCAGGAATGGAAAGATGAACAATCCAGATACAAATTGGTCATGAACAGACTCAGGACTAAAAACTTATGTGTTTGGGATCCAAACAAAGAAGCATGATGAAAAGTATTTGGGATTTTATTGTGAAACACGAGTTTTGGTTTACACTAAATGCATCAACTACTTTATATATTGGTGAATACCTAACTCGCACACATTGGATGGGTGGTCTCGGATTTTTGTTATTTTTAATTGCAATAACACGATTAGCATCACATCCAAT